CTATGTACCAATGATACGCGCGGTACTAGATCAGTATTCAGAAGATCATTACATAGTAGCGGATATTGCAGGGGGTAAAGATATGGCAGAACTAGCCGAACAAGGTATCTATACAATGCCATGTGATAAGACCTACGGGGGCAGTGGTATGAATAAGATGAGAGGTATACGTAAGATGCAAAGTAAGAACATGCACATACATAAGGACTCAGAAGACCTAAAAGATGAGTTAATGCACTACCACCATATTGAGATAATCAACAGCAAAGGAGAACACAAAACGCATGTAGTAGATAAAGACGATCATCTCATGGATGCAATGCTTTATGCGTGTACTCGGTATTGATTAAAATCTAACCATTTCATTGATTAGAATATAATCACTATATTTACGACTTAAACGAGTGAGTAAATGGCTAATATTTTCACTAAGGTTATTGATGGTGCTGTTGGGCGTTACGTTTCAAAGCATTCAATACGCCTAACTTCTCATGATTCAGGGCTACTGCAAATTTTCGGTGACTACTTTAACTACAATGTAACGGGTTATTCACTGACTAAATTCATAGACGCATACTCAAGCAATCCATACGTATTCAACATCATTAACAAGATCGCAAAAACAAGCGCATCTATGGATCGTATAGTACATACTAAGGGCGAGAAAGAGATAGTTAACTCTAAGATACTAGAACTATACACCGAAGAGAAGCGGCAAAAGATCAACGAAAGCCTATTAGCTACTGGTAACGCGTTTGTATATTTCGTTAAAGGCATTGGTGCAGGTGGTGAGCTTGATGTATGGCATGCTAACCGTGTAGAATTATTCTGTAATACAATAGGAGAGGTTGTACGATACGAGTACACTACACCGTGGAACTCAATAACAAAGATTCAAGGTGACGAACTAAAGAACGTTAGACACATAAAGACTAGCAACATAGTAAGCTGTGAGGGAACAAGCGTTAAATGGGGGTTAAGTCCTTTACAGGCTGCATGGGTAGTAGTAGAGGCATCCAACGAGAAGTTTAGAGCAGAAGCGGCTATATTTAAAAACAGAGGTGCAATAGGGTTGTTAAGTAACGGATCAGACATACCAATGACAGGTACTGAGCGCGACAAGCAACAGGATTTACTTGATGGTCAGATAGGGGGTGCGGATAACTTTAACGGTGTTAACATATCAACGGCAAATCTAAAGTTCGTACAGCTAGGAATGAGTCCAACAGACTTAAAACTACTGGAGGGGCTTGTATCATCGCTTAGAATACTATGCAGCGTATACGGCATTAGTTCCGTTCTATTCAATGACAACGACAATAGCACGTATAACAACATCTCAGAGGCTAAAACAAGTGCTTACAATGAGGTGTATATCCCATTAGGTAAGAAAGTAGATAAGGAAATTAGCGACTGGTTAAGTGAGTTACTTAATATAGACGAAACCATAGTAGTAAATCTAAACTCTATTGATGAGATTAAGTTAAGTACTAATGATGTAGCACAAGCACTTAGCAACTTAGACCCAAGGGCGCAAGAGCGAGTACTTGAGGTTATGACAGAAGAGGAAGCACGTAACCTTATAGAGTTGGGGGCGCTTACTGCTGGGGCTAAACTACTAGGTAAAAAAACTGATAAGCCAGATGAAGGACAAGCGTAACGACATACAGAAGATCAAAGAGAAGGTAGAACGCATGAAAGATTGTCCTACTAAATCATTGATACTTGAAGAAATAAAGAAAAAGGAACGTAAAGAGGTTTTAAAATGAGCGTAATCAAAGCAATAGAATTTCCCGACAAGGAATTTGCTACTAAGTTAGAGTTGTTCAAGTACTTAAAAGAGAATAAGGATTTGATTATATCTAACAAGAAAGCGAATAAGACAAAGAGCGCACCTTGGAAAGCACATGTAGCTACTAAAGGTGGTGAAGCTATCAAGGGTTTAGACGGTATGGAGGACGGTTTTATCTATCCTATCATAAACACTACTAAGATAATGGACTCCCATAACGATGTCCATGCTGATGGTATTTGGGATAAGTCACTAAACGAAGCGGGTGCAAATGTTGTTTACGCACAGAACCACGACCTTTCAATAGGTAGTATCATAGGGTTTCAGAAAGACGTTACACCATTTGTACAGATGGTAGCATGGAAAGACATCGGAGAAAGCTTTGAAGGCAGTACACAAGCCCTAACGTATAAGGTAAAGGTACATGATAGCGCACCAACACAAGCAAAAGCGATAATAGAAGATAAGATACCTATTCAGAACAGCGTAAGGATGCAATATGTTAAGATGTCATTGGCTGTATTGTCAGATGATGCAGACATGAAAGAAGAGAATGCAACGTTCGGAAAGCATATTGATACCATAGCGAATAAGGAATTGGTAAAAGAACAGGGTTATTTCTGGTTACAAACAGAAGCAAAGGTAATAGAAGAGGGTAGTATGGTAGTTAGGGGATCAAACTCATCAACGCCAATTACATATCCAACTAAAGATACTCAGCCGCCACAAGGCACTGATAAAAACGAGCCGCCACAAGGCACTCAAGGTAAAGATGAAGTATTCACATTATTTATTTAACACAAAATGAAAACATTAAAAACATATCTAGAGACGCTAGATAAAACAATGGAGCAGTTCAAGGATATGAGTCCTGATGAACGCGCAACGATCTACAACGATCTAAACGAGATTAACACTAAAGCCTATGCAACATTAGCTGAAGATGTTAATACGACTAAAGAGCAACTAGCAAAAGCACAAGAAGATCACGCTATGCAAACAGCAGAAGAGATTAAAGAAATCTTTTTAGCTATGAAAGCAACATCCAAAGCGCAAAAAGAGCAAGGTGTAGCACTTACAAAGCTTATGACTGAGGGGTCGCCAACCAATAGTGGAGGTGATTTAGCTAAGGAAATTGCGAAGAACCGAGATGCGCTTAAGGCAATTGCAAATGGAGACAATGAAACTGTAGAGCTTAAAGCAATTACGGTACGTGCTTCTGTAATCAACAACGATCAAGCGGTTGATCTAAGCGGAATTGGTCAATTGGCTACAGGACGTTTAAGAGCTATTGATTTGTTTCCTACTATTACTATCACAGGGTCTAACGACAATGGTACGGTACGTTACTACGATTGGGATGCGGCAACTACAGTTCGTGCAGCAGCTATGATGGCAGAGGGAGGAACATTCCCACAGTCAACGGCTAAATGGGAAAAGTTCACAATTGATCTTAAAAAGATTGGTGATTCGATTCCAGTTACTGCTGAATTCTTTGAAGATGAAGCAATGTTTGCAGCAGAGCTTACAATGTTCTTACGTTTGAATGTTGACCTAGTAGCGAATACGCAAGTGGTTAATGGTTCTGGTGCTGGTAACAACCTCACAGGATTGGTAACTTCTTCTCCTGCATTTGTTCCTGTTGCTTCTGGTATTACTGATGCTTCAATTTATGATCTGATCGTTAAGGTTAAAGAAAACATTGAGACGGATCAGGATGCTAAATACATGGCTGACTTTGCATTGATGAATATTGCGGATGTTAACCTTATGAAGTTGAAGAAAGACGCTAACAATAACTATATCATGCCTCCATTTGTTGATAGAGATGGTAATGTTGTTGATGGTATCACTATTGTAGTTGATAATACTGTAGTGGCAAATTCAATGATTATGGGTGATTCAAGATTTGGTAGAATCTACGAAAAGAATGGTGTAAGTATCACAAGAGGTCATGTTGATGCTCAATTTATAGAAGATACTGAGACTTTGAAGATTCGTAAGAGAATGCTATTGTTAGTTCGTAACGTTGATAAGACTGGTTTCCGTAAGGTTACATCTATCTCAGCGGCATTAGTAACCCTAGCAACATAGTATTATGAAGAATGGTAAAGAGGTTGTTTTCACGAAAGACTACGCAGGAAAAAAGAAGGGTGATACTGGATCGTATGACGGAATGTTGGCATCTAGATTAGTCACCTTGAAAGTAGCGAAGTATAAGAGTGCTTCTAAGAAAACAGGTAAACAAGTATAGCAATGGCAGTAACAGTAGCATCATTTATTAATAAGTTCGAGACGACTCAAAATGAGTTTGACACGGCAAAGTTAGCTGACTATATTACACGTTATGAGACTATAACACTAATCGAATTATTCGGTAAGGAGTTATATGATTTGTATGTGATAGGTATAGCCGCTAGTGATCCTGTGTATACGGTGCTTAGAGATGCGTTTACTGTTCAGCTTGAAAACGGTATAATCTTAAATAGTAGAGGGGTAGATGATCTCGTAACAGGGATTATCTACTTTTACTACCATAGAGATAACTACACGCAGCAATCCATTAACGGTGGAGTAAAGAACAAGGGCGAGAACTCAGAGAACGTCAGTGTCTTTGTATCTAATATACAAGCCCGTTGGGATGAAGCTGTAAGCAGTTACCGAGCTATTCAATGCTATTTGCTAGACAATAATACAATTTACCCTACTTACTTAGGATTAAATAAAACAATCTTGCAGCTATTTTGAAAGATATAATTTACATAGTGGAGCAAGAGATCGTAGATAAGATGGATCGCAATGTTACAGTTAAATTGATAGCTAGTAATGATGTGACTACGTGCGGTGTTAAATGGGCTGCTGTTAATAAAGTTGTTCAAGATGGTAACGGTACAGACTTTACGGTTACGGCTGTAAATTATGATACGGATGTTATCACGTTGGCAGATGCTACGGGGTTTACAGGAAACATGGTTTTACAAAAGCCTTATTTCTTTGTAGGTACTCCAATGGCAACGAATGCAGAATGGAAGAAAGCGAGTAGCAATGAATTTTTAAAGACTCCTTTCATCTGGATGGTAGAGCCAACGCCCGAACGATTTGATTACAGTGGCGCGTCAATAGAGAGAGAAAGCGATATAAGATTAGAGTTTTTAGATTCTAACAATGTCACTGACTGGATTACTAAACAGACGCACGATTTCAAACTACAATCGCTCTATAATATGTATGAAGAGTTTGTTAATGCTATAGAGGCTAATCCAATATTCCAAACGGATTTATTCGTAGCGGCAACAGTAAGGAACTTAACAAAGTTCGGCACTGAGTCTGCATCGGGATTTGAAAGCAACATAATAGACGCAAACTTAACGGGGTTAGATGTTCGTATGACCTTACCAATAATTAAACTATACGGATGTAAATGTTAATAATTAAAAACATAATAAAATGGCAATAACAATAGGCTGTTCATGCGGAAGCGGAAACGGCAATACAGGATTACCAGAATGTATTAGCGATCTCGGGATTACAATCGGGAACGGAATACAAAGAATGGTAGCGAATGATGGTACTCCTAACAGATACGATCTTTCAGCACCGTTAGGAACTCAATTCGTTGATTCACTAACAGCAACGGACACATCAAAGCGCATGTACCCATTGAGAGACTTTAAGAATATGGACTTTCCAAAAGAGGACACGCAATACGCGACTAACTCAGATGGTTCTAAAACTTTCCTACGTGAAGGTATTCAGTCTTTTACAGCAGAATTGCACGAAGTCCCAGCGGGATTAGATTCTAAGTTACAGGCTATGAAGTGTAAGAACAACGGTGCATGGGGATTCGCAGTAGAGGGTGTGTATGGAATATTGGATGGAGACTTTTGGTATCCTATCAACATTAATACATTCGCTCCTACGTTTAAAATGCGTACACCCGCATCGCCACAAATGGAAATGATAGCGTATGATTGGGATGGTACAACAAATGCGGGTCAACTATGGTTAGTTCCTTGGTCTGATCTTGGCACTACTTATGCGGCTATGGTTGGTCTATTAGATGCTAACTTTGAGGTGACGAATGCACCAACAGCAACGGCAACTTTAGCAGTAAGCTATAGAATCACTACAGATTATGGTTCAGGGCTTTTGCCTAAGACTATTATCGACGGTTTAATAGCTGCTGATTTCACAGCGTATAACGAGACAACTGACGCTGTTGTAGCTATCACGTCTGTAACAGAGATTCCAGACGATGACTATGATTTCATATTACCACTACAAACTACAGCAGATGTGGTTCGTATAAACGTAATTACGTCATCTGGTTACGAAGGATTTGTAACCTACATTGAACCATAATGGGCTGGGTTAAAGTTGGCAAATATTCTAGTTACAACGAAGACGCTGTTAAACACAAGACGCTAGACGAACTCTATACAATGTTTCCTTTGAAGCGTAAAGAGGTTATTAAGGCGTTGCATGATGAGCTACGTAAACTAGGGCTAACACGAAAGCCAAAGAAGACAGTGAATAAGGACGACGACTAAACCTTAAAAGCCCTACTCATACGGGTGGGGCTTTTATTTACTATGATTGATTTAACCAAGACAGAGCCGTATAGAATGGCTGTAAGGGCTGAAAAGTTTCTTACTGATAGTCTACTATGGTTTGATACGTTTGGTAATAACCCTAGGCTTATTAATCAGATGTTAGACTTAATACGGTTCGATCAGTTATTTAACAAAGGGGTTGACGGTAACGATGAAGTAATAGGATTCTATTCATTTACGACATCATTAATTAATCCAAAGAAAGCGTTTAACACTCACTATACGCTGAATGATACGGGTGACTTGTATAGGTCAATGATGATAATTGTATTACGAGATTCATTAGAGCCAATTGCAGACGTTACAGAAATACAGGATCAGGAGTGGTACGACAATGATATTATTAAGTGGAACGAAACAAGCCTAAATAAGATAAGAGATGCTTACAAAAGAAATGCGATTAGTTACGCCAAAAGAATATTACTTGGAAATTTCGGATTGTCCAATGTCAGTTTGGCGTAAGCGTTTTGATAAAGGTGACATAGCATTACGGAAAACAGACAATAAGAAACTAACGGATAAGACAGACTTTGAGGCGTGGGATTTACTATTTACTGATTTTGTAGACAAAGTAGGATTAGACGAGACCTTTAAGGGGTATCTGGACAACATACAACAGTTAATAGCAGAGCAAGCGAAGTTCATACTAAGTGAGAAGATAGATAGATACGGAACTACACTAAGGGATAGGTTCATATTGAATAAGATAAAGTACCTCGAAGCATTGATACAAGACTTTGAGAAGCAGGGAAACACTGATAAGGTTACAATTCCTAAGATGTTAAACAAGCTCAGTAAGATGCAGGGCGTGTACTTGAAGGAAGAAGAAGTAATGGTAGATAGATATTTCGAAATGATTAAAGACTATAAGGCATGGGTGAAAAATTAAGACAGTCGGACATATCGGAAGCTGAATTATTTAAGTTAATTATTGACAGCGCAAAGGAGTTAAAGACTGTATTTCACGAGGTTAATAAGGAGGTTAATAAAACGGCAACGGCATTAGACAAGATGTCAAAAGAGGCTAATACAGGCACTCAAAAGGGTATAAACTCCATTACTACAGCACAAAAAAAGATGAATACCGAGTTTAAAAAGGCTCAGGTAATAGAAAAACAAACTATAAAGAACTCTAAAGCCTTACAAAAAGAGCGTTTAGATGAACTTAGACTACAAAAAGCGCGTGAAGTAGCGGTAGATAGATTCAATAAGAAACAAGAAATCGCAATACGCCAACAGAAACGAGAAGCACAAGCCGTTAAGGATAGTAAGAATGCATACAAAATACTCACTAAGCAAGTAAATTTAGCACAAGCGGAGTTCAAAAGACTAGCAGCACAGCATGGTGTTAACAGTAAGCAAGCAAGATTAGCCAAACGAGATTTTGATAGGTTAGATAAGGAACTACGACAAGTTAACAACGCTGCAAGAGATGGACGTAGGGACGTTGGTAGATATGGATTAGCACTAAACGGTG